CGAAGCATTGAATTTCGACGCAGCATATAACCATTTTAGAAGTAACAACCCATTTGTAAAAATTAGAGAAATAAAAGAATTATGAAATTAGTAATAGAAGTAATTAACGGCAAATGGCACGTTAACGGGAAACTTTTAAGCGAGTTAAATCCAAACGAAAAAAATGCTTTGGATCAATTTATAAAATCTTACGAATAATGGAAACTAAAAAATATATCTGTTTAGAAAACTACATAAATTATGATGGCGAAATATGTTTTAAAGAAGGCGATATTTATACTTTTACAAAAAATGGCGATTGGTATAGAACTCAAATGAATAATCAAGGTTACGCACATAAAATAGAAGAAAGCGATATAAATTTATATTTTCATGAATATAAAAGAGAAAAAACAGACAAAGTAGTAGATGACGTAATAAACCAATTTAAAGTACGTTCTCAACGTGGAATTGAAAAATACGGAACTACACTACAAGAAAATAATACAGATGATTTTCTGCAACATTTTAAAGAGGAATTAATGGACGCAATTTTATATATTCAAAAATTACAAAGTCAAAGAAATGATAACTAAAGATTTACAACTTAAAACTATTGCGGTTTGCTCCGATTTACTTTTAGAAGCTATTGACGATGGCAGACCGCTTAACGAAAATGGTATACTTTTAAAAGAACTACTTGAAAAGCAATTAGAGGCTATTTACAGCCACGAAGTAGTAAGAAACAACGAAGCATACCAAGAAACAAAAAACAGGGTTTTATACAACATTAACGCACATTTTAAAATATGAAAATGACCTTATTAAGAATTTCTAACGAATTAGGAGTTGACAGAGTAACGCTAAAAGAAATAGCAAAAGCGTACAAATTAGAATATATTGAAAGGGATGGAATGAAATTTTACAATGCTTTTGACCTTCAAAGATTAGTAAAAAACACAACAGTTACAATTTATAGACCTGTTTACATTACAGAAACATACCACATTTATGAATCAAAGATGAATTATGAAACTGAATGAAATTATAAAAGAACTCCAGCAAAAAAGCGGAATGAATCAAAGGGATTTTGCTAAACATTACGGCATAAGTAACTCAACTTTAAACCACGTTATCACAAATGAGCAAAGATGCGGTATTGACTTTTTTGAAAAGGTATTAACTAAAATGGAATTAGATTATCATGTCGAAATTAAGCAAGCGTAAAAGTCCAGTATTAGTAGGAAAGCGAATACCAACAGCCTACGAAATTCAAAAAGAAACTACTTTAAAAGCTAAAGAAGTTTTAGAGAAAACAAAAGAAATGGATCATATAAAAAATAAACCGGTAAAGTATGACATTAAGAGATAAGTTAAATGATACAATAATTACAAATATTTTTATTACAGAATCTGAAAATAGAATGTATTATGAGTTTAATCATTTAGAATTAGCAATAGAATGTGAAAAAATAGCAGATGATTACGCTATTGAAATTTTAGAACGTTATCACAATAGCCTTTTTATTATTCCGTTAAAAGAAGGCGAGGCAAAAGAAATATTAAAACATATAAAAAATGAAAACACCCGAACAACGCTTTGAACAAATAAAACGAATTATGCGTAAACTCGAAAAAAGAGGACAGAATAACGAAAAAATTAATAGTGAATATAAAAAACTTTTGAAAAATAGTATTAATTAACGAAATAATGTTATATTTGCATAACTTTAAAAATCAAAATTATGGGAGCAAACTCAAACCTATTCCTGATGTTACAGGAGCAAAGCGTAGAAACTAACAATTTCTTACCAACTAAAAAAGAAATTCAACTTTCTGCAAAATCATTTGTTAGCAATCTTTTAGATGCTGGAGCAACTGATAAAATGGAACTTTATGCACAAGCTGTAAGAATTAACGAGGCGTTACAAATCGTAACAGATGAGTTAAAAAATTCAATTCCGCAAGAAAACTTTGAAGCATTCGGAATCAAAGGAACTTACCGAAGTGGCGGAGAGTCTTTAAACTACAAAGAGGATTACGTTTATGCTGAATTAGAGCAAAAACTAAAAGAACGTGCTGAACTTATTAAAGTAGCCACAAAGTCAAAAGACACTATTTACGATAGTGAAGGAGTTGAAGTAACGAAAGTAAGCAGCACACAAAGAAAGTCAAGTTTGGCTATTAGTTTTTAGTAAAATAAATTTTAATTTTGTATATTTGATAAATAATATTAACCGATGCAAGGTTTGAGCATCTTAATTTCAGACCATAAATAAATAAATATTATGAGTAATCGCAGACAGGCGTTTCAAACGCCACAATCAAACCCAGCAACTAAATTCTTTGATTGGAAATCAAATGACAAATGTTTTTCTTACTACGACAAAGAAAAACAAGAAAATGTTTTAGTTCCGCTTCCTTTTAAATTTTTAGTTCTTGATGAACTTCACGCAATAAAAGGGTGGAACGATGCAACTTCAAGCGGAATTTTTTCAAATGAAGTTAAATTTATATCTAAAGAACCAATGACCGTTAAACCTTTTAAAGGTAACGAAATAGCAAAAGGACTTTACAAAGACATTAAAGATAAAGTTCAAGCTGCTGGAGGGCATTATGTGAAATCTATTTACATAATGTTAGAAGATGGTTCACTTGCTAACATTCAGTTAAAAGGTGCAGCAGTTCAAAAGTGGGGTGAATTTACAGCTAAAACAAGACAAAGACTTCCTGATGAGTGGGTAATTGTTGAAAGCGTAGTTGATGGCAAAAAGGGTGCAGTTAAATTCTATACGCCTGACTTTAAATTTGAGCGTTCAATTTCAGATACTGAAGCAGATTTAGCAGACGAAGCTTTTAATGTATTAGAAACGTATTTAAAAACGTATTTAGTAAAAGCAGAGCCATCTGTTATACTAAATGGGGATGCATCTCAAAATTTTAATGATATGCAAGACGAAGAAGATTTAGACTTCTAAACACACACAACTAATTAAACCCACTTTATAGTGGGTTTTTTTATGTTTTTAGCACACATTTAAAAAACATTTTAGCCTTTTCTATATACCCTTTATAGAAGTAAAAAAAAATATTTATAGGGGGGGTACTTTTGGGTAAAAAAAAGTAAAAATGTGTTGCGAAATAAATTTTTTATATTAAAATATTATTTATATATTTGCATTTGTAGACGCTCAACCTACATTCAAAAGTTTAACGTTAATTTTTAACGTAACCGAGAAACCCATTAAAGAGTTGAGCCTTTGATGGGTTTTCTCTTTTTATAAAATTTATGGTAGTATCAGTATTTAAAGACTTGTATAAGTCAAAAGACGTACCTTTTCACGTTCCAATAGAAAAGATTATCAAAAGAATAAAACAGGGAACTTCTAAAGAATTAGTAGAAAGCATTAGAAATGGAGCAAAAGAAAATAAAAACAAATTACCTTGTATTTTATTTTCAGGTATTTTTAATGAACGGAACTCTAATTCATTAAAAGAGCATTCAGGTTTAATGGTTTTAGATTTTGATAAATATCCAAATGAAAAGGTAATGTTTGACCATTTGGAATTATTAAAACAAAATAAACACTTTGTACTTCTTTTTATTAGTCCTTCAGGAAATGGTATTAAAGGAGTAATAAAGGTAAGTAATGAATTAACAAAAGAAACACACCCTAAAGTATTTAAAGAGTTTCAAAAACAATTTGATTATGATTATTTTGATATTGTTAATTCAAATATAGATAGGGTTTGTTTTGAATCTTACGACCCAAATATATTTGTTAATTTAGAAGCTGATATCTTTGAACCAATATTAAAAGAAGAAGGTTTTTCTTTATCTGAACGTGTGCCTTTAATACCAATTACAGATGAGGATAAAATTATATCTAAAATAATGGATTGGAATTGGTCAAAAGATTTTAGAGAAGGAGAGCGAAATTCTTTTATATTTGATTTGGCTGGTGCATTTTGTGAGTATGGAGTTAGTCAAAATATGGCAGAAGGATATATTTTAAATAATGTTGTAATAGGAGATTTTTCAGAAACAGAAGCAAAAACAACTATTAAGAGTGCATATCGTAAAAGAAACTTTGATAGTAAATATTTTGAAGATTACCAAAGGATTGATAGTATTAAAACTGATTTAAAGAAAGGTAAAAAAGAAGTATTACAAAAGCATAGTATATCGGAGGATACTTTCAATGAAATAAAGGAAGCATTAGAACACGAAGACTTTTGGTTTTTAAATGATAAAAATAAAATACAAATTGATTTATTAAAATACAAGTTATTTTTGGAGCGTAACGGATTTAAAAAACATTTTCCTTCAGAATCACAAAAACCAAACTGGCTTTTTATTCAATCAAATAAAGTAATTGAAACATCAGCAGAAAAGATAAAAGACTTTGTTTTAAACTATTTAATTGAAAGGCAAGAAATAGATGTTTGGAAATATTGTGCATCTTTTCAAAATTTGTTTTCTGAAAACCTTTTGTCTATGTTGGAAACAGTTGAACTTATGATGTTGAAGGATACTAAAACAACTTCTTATTTAGCTTTTCAAAATGGTATTTTAGAAGTAACTAAAAACGATGTTAAACTAATTGATTATATTGATGTTGAAGGTTACGTTTGGGATAGTCAAATTATTCAAAGAAATTGGAATACATTAGAAAATTTTGAAAACGAATATAAAGTATTTATAAATAATATATCAAATAATGAACCAATAGCTATTGAATGCGTTATAGGGTACCTTTTAAGCAATTATAAAAATAAAATGAATAATCGTGCAGTCATTTTAAATGATGAGGTTATATCTGAAAATCCTGAAGGCGGAACTGGAAAAGGTTTATTTGTTCAAGGGTTAAGACAAATAAGAAGGGTATCGATTTTAGATGGTAAAAGTTTTGATGATAAAAAAAGTTTTCCTTATCAAACCGTATCAACTGAAACGCAAGTATTGGTTTTTGATGATGTTAAACAAAACTTTGACTTTGAAAGTAAGTTTAGTTTGGTAACTGAAGGAATGACTTTAGAGCGTAAAAATAAAGATGCAATTCGTTTAAAGGTTGAGGATAGTCCAAAATTAGTTATAAGTACAAATTATGCAATTCGTGGCGAGGGTAACTCACACGATAGAAGAAGGTTTGAGTTAGAAATTGCACAATACTACGGGAAAAACTTAACGCCTTATGATGAATTTGGTAAGCAATTATTTGATGACTGGGATTTATCAGAATTTGAGAAGTTTGATAATTATATGGTATATTGTTTACAGGCATATTTAAAAAATGGACTTGTAAAACAAAATGCTAAAAATCTTAAAATGCGTAAGTTTATTGCGGAAACTTCAATGGAGTTTTACGAATGGGTTAAAGACAATGAAAATTGTCCTATGGGTATTAGAAATGATAAAGTTCAATATTTTACTAAATTTACTGAAGAATATCAAGATTTCAAAAAATGGTTAAGCCGTAAGAAATTTAATATTTGGGTTCAAAAATATTGCTCTTTTATAAATGTTGAATATACAGATGGAAATACAAATGGTTTCAGATGGTTTATGTTGGGTAACGAAAATAATATTGAAGATGATGGAATCGATTTTTAAACTACGTTACTACCAAGAAAGACTTTCAAACGATGCAGCAGAAACGTTGCATCGTAAAAAGTTAGTATGTCTATTTATGGAAGTGAGAACAGGAAAAACAATAACAGCTCTCGAAACTTGCAAAAAAGTAAACGCTAATCGTGTTTTATTTATAACTAAAATTAAAGCGTTTTCTTCTATTGAATCCGATTATAAAAACTTTGGTTATACTTATAACTTGACTATTATAAATCGTGAATCATTACATAAAGTAGAAACTAACGATTTTGATGTAGTTATAATTGATGAGGTTCATGGATATAGTTCATACCCAAAGCCAAGTAAATACCACAAAGATATTAAGCAACGTTTTGGCAACATTCCTATGATAATGTTAAGCGGAACTCCAACGCCTGAAAGTTACTCACAATATTATCATTTGTTTACACTTTCAAATAACAATCCTTTTAAAGAATTTGCAAACTTTTATAAGTGGGCGAATAAATATGTAGATATTAAGCAAAGGAATTTAGGATATGCAAAAGTAAATGATTATTCAGAAGCAAGAAAAAAAGACTTTTGGCATTTGATTAGATATAATATTCTAACATACACACAACAACAAGCTGGGTTTACAACCTCTATAAACGAAATTGTTTTAGAGTGCGAAATGAAACCTATTACCTACGAACTTGTAAAGAAATTACAAAAAGATTTAGTTTTAATTAGTAAAGATAATAAGCAAGTATTAGCAGATACAGGCGTTAAGCTACAACAAAAGACACACCAACTATTTAGCGGAACTATAAAGTTTGAAGATGGTTCTTATCGTGTTATTGACGACACGAAAGCGTGTTTTATAAAACACGAATTTAAAGGTAAAAAAATAGGAATATTTTATAAATTTGTTGCTGAACTTGAAATGCTTAAATCAGTATTTGGAAACGAACTAACAACGGATTTAAACGAATTCAATACTACCGATAAAAATATAGCACTTCAAATAGTTTCAGGTCGTGAAGGTATTAGTTTATCAAAGGCAGATTATTTAATATTTATGAATATTGATTTTAGTGCAGTTAGTTACTTTCAGGCAAGGGATAGGCTAACAACTATGCAACGAAAAGAAAATACAATTTATTGGATATTTGCAAAGAATGGGATTGAAAAGAAAATTTATAAAGCAGTACAAAACAAAAAAGACTATACAAATGACACCTTTAAAAAAGACTTTAGAGTGCAAGATTCAAAGCAAGATTATAAAGAAATTAGAAGCAGAAGGTTATTACGTTCTTAAATTAATAAAAACAAATAAAAATGGAATTCCTGACTTAATAGCTATTAAAGAAAACGAAACTTTTTTTATAGAAGTAAAAAGACCAAATGGCAGACTTTCAGAAGTTCAGAAATTTAGAATAAAGGAATTACAAAGTAATAACATAAAAGTAAAAGTATGGCAAGATTACGAGCAGGAGTTCAAAGAATCGAAAATGGATTTGAAGTTCCAACAGGAGCAATCGAATTTTTAAGTAAGTCAGGGCGTAAATGTTATTTGTCAGGAGTTAAAAAAGAAACAAATAATTTTATTGCAACAATACGATATTTAGATGATGGCACATATGTTGATGTGAATTATGAAAAAATATTATTGTATATTAAATAAATTTGTATATTTACAAAAACTTTCACGTTCTTATAATGGCTTGTAAACCGCTTTTTTGTTAGTTTTAAGCGGTTATTATTAAATATGTTAAACGAACTATACAAGTATCATAAAGAGCTTATTAAAATGGCTTCTGTATTCTCTAAACAAGATGCAGAGGACATAGTACAAGAAACTTATATAAAAATGCACTTGTATTCGAGTTATGACAAATGCTTTACAAACGACATTTTAAATAAAAGTTATGTGTTTGTTTGTATTCGTTCCGTATTTATTAGGCACTTTTTAAAAAAGCAAAAAATTGAATCTTTTTATTATGAAGGTGATATTGATGAAGAATATTTAATAGTAGATGAATTTAACGAAGAAGAAGAAATTGATTGGTATAAGTTTAGAACCAAATGCGAAGCAGAAGTAAATAGTTGGGATGCATACGATAAAAAATTATTCACGATTTATAGAGATAGCGGTTTAAGTATGCAAGAATTAGCAAACGAAACAAAGATAAGTAAAACGAGTATATTTCACTCACTAAAAGCACATAAGAAAAAATTAAGGGAGTTATTTCAAGAAGATTATAATAATTTAAAATAAAAAATATGATAAGTAAAAATATTATAAATTGTTGTAAAGCAGTAAAAGAACTATACGATAGTGAAGATGGTTCTGTAGGAGGTTATGGTCATATTGTTTTTGATGATGGAAATTTAGAAGATAAAAATATTAAGTATTGTATTTCAGAAGCAATAAATAATAAATATAAATACGATATTTGCGATGATACAAGAATTAAAAGCATAATTGCATTAACATTGATGTTAAGTTTAAATTATGTTGAAAGAAATTTTGTTTATAATAATTACGAAAAATATAACGATTAAAATAAAAAATATATGGCAAGAGGTAGAAAAGCCAAAGGACTTGGCGACACAATAGAACAAATCACAACAGCAACAGGTATAAAAGCAGTTGTAGATAAGATTTCAGAAGTAACAGGGATTGATTGCGGATGCGAAGAACGTAAAGAAGAACTTAATAAACTATGGACTTATAAAAAAGTAAGTTGCATAAACGAAACGGATTTACTTTGGTTACAAGACTTTTTACCAAACAAACCAAATCAACTTACAATAAAAATGCAAGAACAATTAAAAGCAATTTACGAAAGAGTTTTCAATACTCCTTATCGTGGTTCAACTTGCGGAAGTTGTTGGCGTGATATGATAAACGAAATCGAAAAAGTTTATACTACTCAAATTAACTAATTAATTTATATTAATTATGGATAATAGAAAAAACAACGGCGGACATAGTACAGCAGGAAAAGCTGGTAGACCTTCACTTAAAAACGAATTGAAAGGCGTTGATTTAGCAAGTCCACACGTAGAAAATTCATTTGCAGTATTAGCTTCTATTATGATTAATAGTGATGAAAATTCACGTGATAGAATTGCAGCGGCTAAATTGTTAATTGAGTATGGTTGTGGCAAACCAAAAGAAACAATTGAAACAACTCACAATTTAAACGATTTCAATATAAAAGATATATTTAAATTAGATAAAAAATAAACTATGGGAAGATATTTAATTTTTACTTATAACACATATTACCCATGCGGTGGAATGGAAGATTTTGTTTGTAGTATAGATTCTTTAGATGAGTTGAAAGAAATATTAAAAGAATCAAAAGATGATATGTTTCACGTTTATGATATTTTAAAAAATGAATATGCAATTAAAGAAATGTATATAAGTGATTACTTTAAATAATAAATATAGTCTATTAGGTTCAGATAGTAGATACTTTGTAATTACAGGTGGAAGGGGTTCAGGGAAATCATATTCTCTTAACTCCTTTTTGCTATTGCTTACATACGAAGTAGGACATGTTATTTTGTTTACACGTTATACTTTGACTTCCGCCCACGTTTCTATTATTCCTGAATTTATTGACAAGATTGAAACAGCTGATTTAAGCCACGATTTTTATATTACTAAAGACGAAATCATAAATAAAAGAACAGGCTCTAAAATCTTATTTAAAGGTATTAAAACAAGTAGCGGAACTCAAACCGCAAACTTAAAATCACTTGCAGGAGTTACGACGTGGGTATTAGATGAAGCAGAAGAACTAACAGATGAAGATACATTTGACAAAATAGACTTTTCAATACGTGCAAAGGATATTCAAAACAGAGTTATATTAGTACTTAATCCAGCTACAAAAGAGCATTTTATTTATAAGCGTTTCTTTGAAAGTAAAGGCGTAAAAGATGGCAGTAATATTGTAAAAGAAGATACTACATATATCCATACTACCTATTTAGATAATTACGAAAACCTTTCGAAATCTTTTATACTTCAAATTGAAGATATGAAGGCAAGACGTAAGCAAAAGTATGAGCATCAAATATTGGGCGGTTGGTTAGATAAAGCCGAAGGTGTTGTGTTTAATAATTGGAGTTACGGAAAATTCAATCCGAATGAATTACCAACTTCTTTTGGTTTAGACTTTGGTTTTAGTATTGACCCAGATACTTTAATTGAAGTAGCTATTGATAAATCACATAAAAAGATTTATGTAAAAGAGCATTTATATCAGAATGGTTTACGAATGGAACAACTTGCAACCATTTGCTTAAACAAAGCTGATAATAAATTGATAATAGCTGATAGTGCAGAGGATAGGTTAATAGTTGATTTAAGGCATAAAGGTTTAAATATCGAGCCAATTAAAAAAGGTACTATCGAAAGCGGTGTAACTATGATGTTAGACTTTGATATTATAGTTGATGAAAGTAGTACCAA